AGCGTTGACATACTGGCTACGCCAAAGGATGTATCCCATTTGTTCTTGCCCGTGAAGTGTGCCTCTAGCCGTGCCCCGTAAACCGACAACCATTGTCTTAGGTCATCATCTAGTGAGTAGGCTTTTTGGTGTGCGTTGATTTCAACGCGTAACTCTTGCGGTCTGTACCGCATAACCAACTCTTCTATCTGTTGGCGAATCTTCTGTGGGGTAGGTTCTGCCATGTTGACGCAGTCAAGAACGTAAATCCTGCCGTCAGAGCGGTTGTAAGAAACAACCACCCATGCTGCGTTGCCTGCCATAGCAGGGTCAAAGCCAATAATCGTGTAACTATCTACCTGGGCAGGATGTCCTACCACCCCTGCCTTTAGAGGCCCCCGTCTCCTAGCCCCGTTAGTACTTCCTTGAACCAAGACTGGCGGGAAGATGGAGTCTTCTTGGACGTCTTCTTGCTGGTAGACAAGTGCCCATGTGCTGGGGGTAACTTCTCCCCTGCGCTTGGCGATGGTTTGCCCATCCCATTTAGGGAAGAGTCCTTCCTCGTCAGGTACATCAGAGTCCCCATCCCATGGAGAATCTGATTTAGGCCAGAGGGTTTGCCAATTTTCGGGCTTCTCCGCGTACTTAAGTACCGCAGGCATCCCCATATAAGTAAAAGGGCTCCGCCCATTAGACCAATGCTTCGGGTCTCGGAGTTCTTTGTAGAAGTCGTTCGGCGCAATTCGTGTTCCCACTATCAATAATTTACCATTTTTACCCAAACGGGTGATTACTTCTTTTTGTAACCAATCAATCTGTTTATCCCATTCGTGGGCATTTGCCGTAGTAATGCAGTCATCCAGAATAATTAGGTCGGCGCGTGCGCCGTAAATCTGTCCACCCATACCCAGTGCCTGGATAGTGGGGTCTTTCTCAGATGAATTACGCGCATCGCCCCCGAGGTAGACCGTGTCAACACGCCAAGTGTCTGCGTCCTGCTTCCAACCACCCTCTGGCCCGAATGCTGTCTGTAGTTTTAACCACCGAGGATGTGAGAGGCGCTGCTTGATTGCGTACACGAACTCCCGTGCTTTGACTAAGGTCTTAGAAACAATAATGATTCGGACGTTAGGGTCAAGGGCAATGCGGTAAGTTGCGTAATTCACCGTCACCACCGTGCTCTTAGCGTGCTCTGGTGGGACGTTTATCAGGAGCCGGTGTCTATCACCAGGCTCGTAGATAATTCCTTCTGGGAGCCAACTCGGCTCCCTGCCCTCTATCAGGTCTACCCAATCCTGATGATGAGGGAAAACTCTTTGGTCTAGAAATATCTTGCTGAAGTCAGCAAATGGGATTGTCGCTTTATCTACACCGAGGGACTCTAGACTAGAAGTCTTGGCGTACTCTTTAGCCTCTACTAAATCAGAGGCAAACTTGGTATCCCGCATACACCAGATACGGACTGTGTCTGGTTTTTTGCCCAGAGCAATCATAGCCTGGTGTGGGCTAGACCCATTCCTGACCATCTCTAGCATCTTTGCCTTTGACTCGGCAGATGCTTTTCTCTGGTTGTTTTTATCCCCTGCTTGAAAAGTCATGTATTCCGTTCAGTAGGCATAGTTGTCCTATGCTGATGCCAGTTTGTAACTGTATCTGTAACTGGTTACTGAGCAGGGCTAATAAAAAGCCCTGCGAAGTAACTATTTAAAAAACAGTTCCTATATAGTATTAATCCGTTCAAACAGTCAAAACGAACGTTTTGTTACCAAATTGTTATAAACTATTTTTACTACCCGCCTAAATGGCGGGTTCTGTTTTATACTGTAGGCGCACTGGGCTACTGCTGTACCAGAAAATTTTAACTGGATATACGCACCAGCAATCTAACGAATATAAACAGTCTGGGGTCATATAGACCCCAGAACTGTTTGCCAAGGCCTGCATAGTTACTGAACAGTTCAGAGAGGTGCTGTGCAGAGGGCTATCCCCAGACAATAAACTGTTATCTGCCCCCCTGATAAAAACAGAAATAAAAACCAGCCTGTAATGCAGACCGTACAGTTCTATCGCTTGCTTCAAGTGAAATTGCCTGCACCAAAGTGAAGGCAATTTCACCAACAAACAGTTGGTGTTAGAGAAAGGAAGTGCCTGATGAAAGATATGTATGTACCTGATGGGTTCAGCGTGTTTGCTGAGCCATGTGAAAAGCATACCTCGTACGAGGCTATGATGAATTGTGGAGAATGTATTGAGCAGGCTCTTCGTCTCAATCGCTTAGCCCATGAGAGCCACACCGCTGACGTGCGCAAAGGTGAGGGTGCTGAAAGGCCATATGAATCGGAAGACTCCAGGCCCGGGGTTCAAGGTTACAACATAGCCGATGGTCTGAACGAAGCCATCATGCTTGGACTATCTCCCTCATGGGTGAAAGAGGAAGACGATACAATCTACTCTCACAACCTTCACAATACTCTCAAGCACTGCCCTAAATGCAATATGTGGGGCCCTCAACCCAAGGGGGAGTGCCCCGAATGCAGTGCCGATACCAACTGGAGTAACGCCATGCTCAACAAATGGTGCCTACTTAGCACAATGTCTAATGATGAAGTGCTATTCACAGGTGCACATTGCCCAATCAGTAACCATACCCACTGGACTCCAAGTAACCGTCCATTCATATCCTAGTGAGCAATCATACCGGCTACCCGCTCCCAAGTGAGCGGGTTCGCCTGAATCCATCTATCTGAAAGGAAGTCAATCATGTCCGTTACAAACTTTATAGAACTTGAGGGAACCATCAAGAACGTGCGTTCATTCTCAGGCTCTCGTGGAACCATGGTAACTGCTTGGTTTACACAACGTCTCACCGACCCGATTGAGATGACCGTTCTAAATGTTGGCGTAGTTGCCAAGAAACCCTCAGTTGCTCAGGAGTTAGCGCTCCTTGGTGAAGGAGTACACGCCGTCACTATCGTTGGTCGCCTACTTACCAATGTTATCAAGCGTGACGGTAAGGAGCCTGAGTACCGCACCCAGGTTGAGGTTGATGAAATCCGTAGTAAGTAATCTATCCGCAGGAGGTAGTACCGTAACAGGTGCTACCTCCTGCTTTTTTTTCAGCGCTGGAGCGTACTAACACGGAAGACTATGAATAAAGAAAGGAACCAATCAGTTATGTCTCATACAGAATTAGTATTTACAAAACCCTGCATTCACTGCGGTCAAACAGGTACAGTCGCAGTCAAGTTTGACCAACTACTAAAGTATGCCAGTGGTGCACTTATTCAAGATGCATTTCCTGATATGCCTATTGAACTACGAGAACAGATTATATCTGGTACTCATGCTGAATGTTGGGATAAAATGTTTCCAAAGGAGGAAGAAGAAGAGAAGCCCACAGAAGATAGTTACTTCAACGAACTATGGGCAGAATCCCAGCGCTTTGAGCAACGCTGGAACAACGAAAACTACATCTGAAAGGAATACATATGAAACTAAAACACTTCACAGATAACCCTATGCAAGACATCACCAATGGTGCATTTGATTTTTATAAATCAATACAAATGAGATATGAAGCACAAAAAATAGTTGCTGCAGTATGTAATGAAAACTCAAATGAAATCAATGAAGCACTAATAGAATTTTATACGAGTGCCTCAGCATATGCAGTAGCAATCACAATTGAGCGCCTGCTTACAGCAGAACAGAAACAGATTGTTGATGAAGCAGTTGCTAAACACAGAACAGAAATGGTTGATGATATGATTGCTCAGATATTCAAAGATGTAAAACCAGAAGAATAAATAAAGGAGACACATGGATATAACAAATGCAGAATGTGAAGCAATACTTGAAAAAGTAAGTGGAAGTTCTAATCCAATCATGCAAAAAATTGATGAACTTATTTGCTCTATACAATCAAATGAGGAAATCAATTACATAGAAGATGAAGAGTAAACAAACAATGAGTAATGTAATCAGGATTGACCAGCAAGACAGCGCCGAAAATCTATGGCGCCAGACTATTGCCAACCAGTTAGCCCACAAATACTATGGGCAGATAGACCCAT